ACTTGCAAACATCCATGCCAGTTCCCCTAGCGTCATCCCCGAGATCATGATCCAAGGATACAACTTCGACATTGCCAGTCTTCAGCAATTCGATAACCTCATCAGGCCAATAGCAACGGACCCATCCATCAGGGGTAGGCCTGATATCATCGAGGAATACTTTCATTGCCTTGGGGTTAGGTAGACTGTGGGCGTGGTTGCCATTGGGGAGGTCCGGTGGGTTACGGCAGGGGAATCATAGCATGGCCCTGGCAGGTTAGTTGGTGGCCCCGTAATTATAGCACAGGGGGGCCAGGCTACGGGTGCCGTTACATTCCGTAACAACAGGTACGGCAAGGAGTCACTGGATGGCAACCCCTGTAAAGAATTGGCCAGGTTGTGGGGCTATGCTTTCGCTCCTGAAGGGTAGCCAGGCGAAGAAGGGCAGCCCTGCGGCTGATAGTCCTACTTCCATTTCCCACTATTTGCCTTCACGTCTACCTGTATTTTGGGTTGTTTAGCCATTGTAGCATGGGGCCGATGGGAACGTCAACCCTTGGCGTTATCTGAGTTTACTGCAACATGGGCCCAGCAAGCAGTCAATCCTTGGTGGTAACCTCGGCACCTTCCAGTAGTTCGGAAGCTAGGTCAGTATCACCCGCCTTAATTGCGGCTTGGATGCGTTCTTTCAAGGTTAGCTCGTATGACCATTTTCGGCCCTTGACATTGCCCTTGACATCGCCCAAGACATCGCCCAAGACATTGCCCTCGACATCGCCCTTGACATTGCCCTTGACAGAGCCCCCGACATCGCCCAAGACATTGCCCTTGACAGAGCCCAAGACATTGCCCTCGACATTGCCCTTGACATTGCCCAAGACATTGCCCTTGACAGAGCCCCCGACATCGCCAAAGACATGGCCCTTGACATTGCCCTTGACAGAGCCCCCGACATCGCCAAAGACATGGCCCTTGACAGAGCCCAAGACATTGCCCTCGACAGAGCCCAAGACATTGCCCTTGACATTGCCCTCGACATCGCCCAAGACATTGCCCTTGACATCGCCCTCGACATTGCCCTTGACAGAGCCCCCGACATCGCCAAAGACATGGCCCTTGACAGAGCCAAAGACATGGCCCTTGACATCGCCCGAAACTGTATTCACCTGCCATTTACCAAAGGTTCCGGTGAAAGTAACTAATTTTTTAATCTCTTCAATGCTAGGCATTTCAATTGAGGGGTTTGATGATGTCATGGTGTGTCCGGTGGTTGGTGACAAGGGTATTATAGCATGGGCCGAGGCAGAGTCAACCCTCAGGGCACTAGGGCCACAACCCAAACAGCAAAAGGGGGCCAATGCCAACAGCACCAACCCCCCACGCATACCGATACCAATAGCAGCTAGCGGCACCAATCAGCCCGCAGCCACTGCCATCAGCCGATCAGCCACTGCGCCCTTCGCAGTACGCTTCCCATCGAGATAATACAGGGTATAGACCCGCCCTGGCTTCACACTGGGGGTGACCGTGATGGCCAAGGCCTTGCCGTTGATGCGGATGGCAGTTTCGGCCTTGTTGCCAGCAGCAGCAGCAGCCACGGTATCGGCTTCGATGGTGGCGAGACGGGTAGCCAGAGTCTCAGGCTTACGAATGGTCAGAGGGGGAGTAGCCATGGTTGGTTGTGGGTGGGTTGTGTTGTGGGGTGAATCCCCTGGACCTTGCCATTATAGGCGAGACAATGGATGTTGTCAATACCCGGTTAATGGTGGCGGTGGTCTGGACCTTGCCATTATAGGCGGAGTGGCAGGATCCCACAGGGGTCACCATATTATGGCATATTGCCCATGTTATTGCAACCCCTTGGCCCCGGTTTGTGCCTAGGCATATTTTCCCGGCCATGGTGTTAACAACTGGGTCTGGCAATACTGGGTCTGGCAATTAAGTTTTGTAACGATTCGGAGTTTGTTGCCCATGGTGTCAACAACTGAGTCCGGCAATTAAGTTTTGTTACAACTTGGAGTTTGCCATCCCCAAGGCATTGACAGCTGCCGGGGTCCACGCTATAATACGCAGACAACCAAACGAGGGGTGAGGTAGCCCTGCTGACGAAAAAGGTCGCCACGGAACCTGCCTGCTTATAGCTATTACCGGATAGTAAAAAAGGGGGGGTTGACCCTTGGGTTTTATCCCGGAGTCAAAACCCCGGAGTCAATACCTCGAAGCCATACCCCAAAGCCACAACCCCAGGGTCAAAACCCCGGACCGCAATAGTCTACAGCGGAACAAAAGACGGCATCGAGAACCATTTCCTCATGCCACTCCCCATCTCTAGGGGTTTCGTCGGTGAAGCTAAGCCCGATTGTGCCACCGGAACCCATAAATGATTCCAGAACCCGTGCCTTCATCGCATCGGTATAGGCGTGGAATGTCAAGGGCTCATTAACCATTTCAAGACCCGATTCAATCGCAGACTTGGTAGTTACTCCCCCGATGACTTGGACCTTGATTGTCTTTCTTGTGGTCATGGTTGGTGCCTGGTTGGTTGGTTGACTCTGTAGTTGTAGCACAGTGCCTGAGGGAAGGTCAACCCTTAGGGGCCCAGGGTCAAAACCCCAGGGTCAAAACCCCAGGGTCAAAACCCCAGGGTCAAAACCCTGAAGTCAAAACCCCGAAGTCAAAACCCCGAAGTCAAAACCCCAGGGTCAAAACCCCAGGGTCAAAACCCTGAAGTCAAAACCCCGAAGTCAAAACCCCGAAGTCAAAACCCCAGGGTCAAAACCCCAGGGTCAAAACCCCGAAGTCAAAACCCCAGGGTCAAAACCCTGAAGTCAAAACCCCGAAGTCAAAACCCCGAAGTCAAAACCCCAGGGTCAAAACCCCGAAGTCAAAACCCCAGGGTCAAAACCCCGAAGTCAAAACCCCAGGGTCAAAACCCTGAAGTCAAAACCCCAAAGTCATACCGCAGCCAACTGCCGACCCCTGGAATAGAAACGCTCACAGCCATACTTGGCCGCAATTACATCCAAACTACCCGGATTGGAGCGGCTCCGGCCCAGCCCAGCAGGCTTCCAGAACCAGCATTTCCGGACACTATGCCAGCGGCACCCTAGGGCCTTAAGGTCTTCCTTAACGGGCTTGGTATCACCCGTGACCCATACCCATAGGCCAATAAGGCTGATATCAAGGTTGGGAATCTTAAGCAATTCTGCGATCTGGTCCATAATGGCTTGTTCGGTCTTGGCAGTGTAGCGGTAGGTGCGCCCCTCAGCTTCTTGACCGTTGCAGCTTGCGAGAACGGCATGGTAGGCAGCATTAAGGGCCTTCATGGTCTCCAGATTGCCCCCCAGGTCCGGGTGGTGCTTGCGAGCCAGATCACGGTAAGCGCTTTTGACTTGCTCAACGGTGGTGAGGCCAGTGAAGAATGTCATAGCCGGTTCCAGGTGGTGGGTGGGAACAAGGTCATTGTAGCATGGTTGCCGGTGGGTCGTCAACCCCCCCTTTTTTTCGGGGGAAGGTTAAAACCGCTACCTGCTGACTCTGGAATTATAGCATACCACACTAAAGGCCGTGGCCCCTCAAGGGTAGGTAAATTTTTTGTGCAGAACAAGACCGCATTTGGAACCCTGTGCTTTCAGTGTAAGATGGAATCCGCCATCTTTCCTAGAGCAACGAATACCTGTCCACCCAAACATCTTCTTTGCCTTTTGTACAATTTGTCTATTTGTCATACCGTTACAATCAAACTCGTCATACCTGTGGCATTCTGATACATCCTTGCCGCTAAAGGTAACTTCTTCAACGCAAGCCATTTCTCTGGTTCTAAAAACAGATGGAGATGTACTCATGGTGGGGCCCGGTGCGTTTAGTTGGTGGGTGACTTTGGTAGTGTAGCATGGTTGCCGGTGGGTCGTCAACCCCCCTTTTTTTCGGGGGAAGGTTAAAACCGCTACCTGCTGACCCATGAATTATAGCATGGTGCCAACGGAACCGTCAACCCCCAGGTTCTATGGACTGGCAGAACCGTCAACTTTCCGTCAGGGTGCTTTATTCCCGAATACTGGGGGGCCCGGACCACTTACCGTCCGCACCATTGACAGCCTGCCTGCAGCTATGCTATAATTGGTGGACAACCGGGAGAGGGGCGGGGTAGCCCTGAAGACGAAAAATATCGCCACGGCCCCTACTTATAAATAATGAGTTATGGCATTGAGTTATGGCATTGAGTTATGGCATTGAGTTTATGCTAGGGTGTGTCTGCCAGTAATGTAGAATGCCAGGGTGTGTTATTGGGGGTTAATGTGGAACCTCAGGGTGCATTTTGCCAGTAATGTAGAATGTTGAGTGCAGTTTTTTGAGTAATGTGGAACGCCCCAAAATAAAAACCCAAAATTCAATCCCTGAGATCCGTTGCAGGGCAACGGAGTTACTCCTAAAAAAATTAAAAATTTTAGGACCTAGTTGAAATCCATCCAAAAAATTCTACATTTGAATGCATATTATGCACCCTACTATCATATATTCGCGAAAAGTATATTTAATAGAAGACTCTTATGTATAGTTCCATAACCAATAAGAAATCCTTATCACTGCACCCCCGGTTCAAAGTCAACCCAGAACCAACTCAAAGTCAACCTCAAAGGGGCCATCCCACTCCTGAGCCCACTGGGGGGCGCCCATGGAGCGAAGATCGTCCGACTGGTGAGAGAAGGGTTCGGGAATGGCATCAACTACGCATGTCCAAGTGGTGGGGAAATGGGGATTCCCCCGACGCACAGGGTAGGCAGTGCCCCCGACCCATTCTTGAGCCAGGAAGGTGCAGCGCGGGGTGTGTGCCATTGTGAGGTCGGTGGGTTTCGGTTGGTATGGACCTAGTTTAGCATGGTTGCCAAGGGGTTGTCAACCCACAGGTAACAACTCCGGGGCAACAACTCCGGGGCAACCCCGCAATCAGGAAACCAACACCGCATCAATCAATGCAGGCCGATAGCCACCATCTGGGTTCTCCCGTAGTTTCAATCCCGAACTTTTGAACAAAGTTTGCCAGCCTTAGGCGATCGTCTTCCACGGAAAGAAATAGGAGATTGGGATTCAATGATACAGGGTCACAATCGCTGCTACTTCTCAACTCCTGCACGGCTAGGATGATACAGGGAGTCTGAGCCCATCCATATTCCACTATCTTAACAGGGACCGGATTAGATTTCAGCCATTCCCTCTGATTACGCCACCGAGCATCGGCATCTGCGCTTGTAAAACCATCCTTATATTCACCTTTATCATCAAAGGGGCACTCAACAGGGTTGACGTACCCATTGACATCCACCCACCATTCTTCAATATCGCAGTCTTCATCATCAGACCAGGGGAATTCAAACCCTTCTTCAAACATGAAGCCGTAACTTAGGTTAGCAGTGGCAGAGGTCATTGGGGGGTGCGTTTGGTTGCCGTTGGTTGCGGTTTGTCGGTATGGTCGTATCTTAGCATAGTTTCCGGTGGGTTGTCAATGCCACGGCCCCAACCCCACGGCCCCCCAACCCCCACAGCAATCAGCGCCGGTACAAATATCCCCCAGCCCAATCAGCCCGCTGATAGCAACTCTCAGGGTCCTCCAACAAATTGTAACGAATTCCTTTGGCCGGGGCCTTCCAGCTTGCCGCCTTGTAGACATTGCCGGTTACCCGGTCCACAAAAGCATGAATAGAACGATTGCCGGACGTTGACATTATGATTTTCAGATACTTGCGGCCTTCCTCCACTGAGAATGTCGGGGCGTAACCCTTGCCAACCCCCTCAGGATTAAACCGCGCATAGTTATCAGCTAGTGCCGCGCATAGCTTGAGGGTGGCGGTAAGAACCGGGCTAGGAGCTTCGGGGGTGGTAGCTTCGGGATTCGTGGCCAGTTCGGCAGCAATCATGGCGGGTCGGGAACGGCGGTGTTTGGTTCCTTGCCATTTTACACCATTGGAACCCGGATCGTCAAGGGGCCACCAGGGTCCGCTAAGGAAGCCAGGCAACCAAAAAACACACAAAGCCAAGGGACCCCCACCGAGCCGAGGCCCAGAAACCCAGTCACTGTCAGGGATTTTCCCTTACTGTGGTTGTCTTTATTTGAGAATGCCCTAGGTGGGTGTTCCTAATTGTTGTTACCAAAGTTTCAAACCTGAAAAATTGAAAAATTTGAATTTATTATATTTTTCTATTATACCAACACACTATAATGTCATAATACTATAACGTCATAACAGTATAACACTATCGTTATATGAGCATAAAGTCATTTTGACCTCGGGGGCACCTTGACACTACGGCACCTTGACCCCATAGTACTAACATATCATGTCACCGTCTCACAGTAACATCATTGCGCTAACACACTATAATGCCATAACAGTATAACACTCTCGTTATATGAGCATAGAGTCATTAACCCTTGGGACTAAAGCGTGTCTGGGCAGGCACAGGCAAGGTCAGGAAACCAAGTAGCCAACATTACCGAAACCAACCGCAATGCTGGCATCGACCTTGACCCCCAAGGCTCGGCAGCGGCAAGCCTGCCAGAGTCGCTTTAGTTCCTTGATGCTTGGCTGTGTGCCTGTATCGTAGAACCACAGATGCTGATCGAGCGCTTCTGCTGGCCCAAGGTCTTTAAGGTCTTCGATATCTAGCGTGATACCGTGACGATCGGCAAACCGCCGGGCGGAAGCGTCAAGGCGCTCACGGTCTTCGGCGGTGAATTTACGGATGACGGATAGGGGCATCGTAGGCGAAGTGATTGCTGACTTCCATAGTATAGCATCCTGGGGACCTAGCCAGACCCCGCACCAGTTTGTCAGGTGTCCTTAAATCAAAGATAAATCAATACCGTGGGTATCATACCACCACTCTTTTGTTTTGTTTGGGAATTTATCTTTAATCTTCAGATATCGTGAAGTTATTTTACTTTGTCGGTCAGCTTCATCACTAAAAAATTGATGCTCAATAGTTCCCCCACTCTTGTAGAGTTGGCGCAATAATTTACGCAAAACATACTCCTGTTTTTGGTTCCCAGGTTTATACCCAGACTCTATTATTTTGTAGATGGTTTCCTTTAGAGTTTCCGTTGAACTTTTTCATGGTTGATTGGGGTTTGCGTTTGCCTATGGGGTTTACGGTTTGTGGAACCTGACACCAACAGTCTAACACACTGGGGGGCCGAACCGAACCCTCCCTGGAGGTCTACCATCCCTCAAATAAGACGTAACAATGACGGGCACCCTATCGGGCCACATATAAGATCCATTATCCTTCAGACCTTTCATCACACAGGTAACTTCTACTTCACCGCCGTCTGGGGTTTTATAGATCTTAGTGCCACACTCTTCTGCTGCGGATGGGCTATAAAATGCAAGTCGTTGCTTGGTGGAGCAAGAGTAGATAAACCTCAAAAACTCTGACAGTTTGGCATCATCGTAGAAGCAATCTGCCTCTGCGGGGATAATAATGTAAGGGTACTTTTCTTCTAATCGGGCACTAAGAAACTGCCCATACCTTTGATTACCTTTGTGAGCAAGCCATGCAGAGTTTGCATCTCTCAAAAACAATTCGGGGCAGAATGAATCCATTGGTGGTTGGTGCGGTTTGTCTCCCCTGAAGGGTCAGTGTGTCAGTTCTCAAGGTGTCACCACCATCCTGCGTGCGTGCAATAACCGGAAAGGCAAGTTCCCCAAGATAGGCCCAAGGCCCAAGACTCAATAACAAACACACCGGAAAGCCCGCACTTTGCCAAAATCGCTCTTGGTGTTCATCCACTGGTCACCGTTATCGAAGAACACTCGATAAGCGCTGGAAACATCGAAATCGCTAGAACTCCAGTATATTTCCTTACTGAACTCACTAGGAATGGTCCCATACGCTAGCATCAGTTGCTCTACTGTGGGAACAAACCACTGAGAAGGAATAAAACCCAGTTCTGCAAGCCTATCAAAGACTTCCGAAAATTCCTTAGACCATTGGCAAGAAACTTCCGTCGATTTCGGTGCAACCACCAGGGCAAGACCGTTCTCTTTCTTCAGAACAATCGAACCATCCTCAAGAACATCACCTACTTCCGCATCTTGGATGCTAGGTGCCGGTTCGGACTTAAGTTGTTCCTTGAGTTTTGCCAGTTGTTGTTCGGTTTCTCCAATAGTTTGGAGCAGTTGTTGCCTGTTGGTACTCATTGTTTTTACAATCTTCTCGATCTCCTCGATCTTCACAATATCCATTGGGTGTTGGCAATAATAAACAAAATTTCCCCCAGCGGTCCACTTGACACTGCCAAGTTTGAATGAATAGATATTGGACCATGGATTTGCTTCAATGGTGCCCGTAAGGACGTCGCCATCACGCAACGTAACCGTTACTTCTTTGCCGACAAATTGTTCAAGATTGATGTTCATTGAGTTGTTTGATTGGTTCCGGTTTGTTCCGGTGATGGACTCATTGTAGCATAGGGCCAACGGGACCGTCAACCCCCCGGATCCAAACCCGTAGTAAAACACCGGAGCGGAAACATTTGGACGTAACAGCGATCATCAGCCAAATAAATTGACCTAGACATAACGGTTATGCCGTTCCCCCCATTTAGTCGAAATTGATAGGCCAATTGAACAGGATTCCACAACGGGTTGATAACTTTTCCTGATTCACAATCAACATAAACCCCTATGCCAGGTGTTACAAATTCTACCTCTCTCCACCCACAGTCTAAGGCTTCTTGAAGGCTATTAAAAGAGTTAATCATGTCAATGTTGGTCAATGTCAGTTAGTGTCAGTTAGTGTCGGTTAATGGGGTGGTGACTGGTGAATGTTAACATAAGTCAGGTTCAAAAAGAAGACTCCGAAATTATAATATCAACCACCTTCAAATCATAATCATACCTAACCTGACAAACATCGTAAGATACCCCACCAATAGGGACCATTTCCCCCTTTCGCGGAATAATGCTAGAAACATAATTTATGCCCAAGATGGGGCCACCATGGGTCTTAAACCCTAATTGAAATTGGTTAATGATAGAGTTCATTGGTTGCGATGGGAGTTAATTCCAGCAGTCAGACCAATGACCAGCTGATACAGCATGTCACGATGCTTTGTTGTCCATTGTTCATCAGAATACGACGTTCCAACCTTATGCACCCTCCCAGCACCAAGTTCCTTATTAAGATAATTCAACCAAGCAGTGCAAAAATTCAATGCGACCCCTCGCACACATTCCGGTGATTTACTGCTAAGTAAGTAAACCTTAGAATACCTATCAGAGAGAGGATAAGGTCTTACATATTTGTACTCGTCGCCACCACCATGCTCGGTTCTCATTGGGTTATCCTCTTCGTTCACCAGCTGCTGATACAGACTGTCAACCGAAAGGTCATCCGGTGTAATCTCAGGAAAGACATACTTTGCAAGTTCCCCCTCAATGAATGCCTCTTTGTTCCAGTTATCCTTTCTTTCTTTACCTACTTTTTTGTATATTTTTTCCAGCTCAAGTTCCCATTCTTCTTTCTCTTCTGCTCTTTTTTCAACCTTCTCTCCCCATCGCGGCATCATCTCTTTCGTCATTTCTTCCTTATTGAAATCAGGAAACAAATGGATTGGGTACCTATCTCCAATGCCAATAGGCGACTGAGTTTCTTCATCCATCTCATAACCATTACCAATGGTAAAGAAAATGTGATGAAGAACACTTGCAGCACTAGGGAAGATACTGTGATATTCACCCATTTGATACGAAATAAAATTACAAATTGATTGTATTGTCATGTCAGGTTTCCAATTGCCTCTCACAAATACAACCCGGGGTGAAAATGATCATTGCTATAGAACCTTACTTTCTGATTATCTGACATAAGAAAATAAGTCAAATTATCAATGAGATTTTTCGTAACCCAGCTAATCATTAGCACCTCCCGACTAAGTTTGTAGTTCAAGTCCTTAAGGAGATCCCTAACAGCAACTGCAGAAAGAGTAACTTCAAAACCGTGTTGCTTACGGACTGATTCTAGCAAGTTGCTATAAACAAACTCACCTATCTCAGTATAAACATAACCAACTTCTAATACAATTCTAAAGTCGGACAAAAATGCAGCCGCTTCTTGACGTTCAAGAAAAACCGTAAGATACAATTCCCGTTTTTCGAAGTTCATTGGTGGTAGGTGGTGGGGGCGGTTGGTTGGTTGGTCCCGATTGGTTCCGGCTGGTTCCGGTGATAAACCCATTATAGCACAATGCCTAGGCATCGTCAACCCCCACTCAAACGGAAGTAGCAGGTTTATCTTCACTAGCAACACCAGCAACCACAAGCCCCCGCCAGCGTAAATCTGATGCCTCACCCACAAGATAATCCACACAATCATGCCAATCCCCTTCCCTTACCCCGTGACTCAACAATCTCTGCAATGCCACAGCTAAAACCTCGGAAGTCGGCAACGGCCTTCCACTTTCCTTCCTAGACCTTGCCAATAAGGACACATCCCGGCAGGCTTCATTGCAGGCGGCTTCGATGTTGCGCGATTGATTGCTAGTGGTAGCGTCCATGGTTGTTTGCAGTTTGGTAGCAGTTTGGTGGCGGACCGGTTGTTGGCCTATTCTATCCTATGCCCCGGCATCATCGGATGGCCCATAAAAGCCACGACCGCTGGAGAGGGCAACTTGCATAGCGCCTTCTTTAACGAGAAAGATGTTGTAACCATCTACCATTCTAATGCGTGTGAATCGGTTTGCTGACCCGCCCACTTTGACACATTCAATACAAGCAATTAGAGACGGGTCCAGAAAAATTGGCTCGCCTGTTTGCCAATCGGTCAAAGACAGGAATTCATTTTTGCGCGGTTGGTTACTGCTGGTGGTGGGGGTGGGGGTGGTAGTGCCCATGGTTGTTTGTAAGTGAGCGGGGTCGGAAGGTGGCCAATGCGGATATTATACCTGACAGGTTGGCAGCCGCACGGGGCCGATGCCAGCTAGTCAACTGGCCAAATCAGCAAACAGCGGCACGAAAACCGGATCATCAATACCTTCAATCAGTTCATGAGTGGCATACCCAGCGGCAGCCACGGCACCATACCCGGCACCATTCACGGTGGCAATCCTGGCGGCATTCCAGGCACCATTCGCGGCAATCCAGGCACCATTCACGGTGGCAATCCCGGCGGCATCCCAGGCACCATTCACGGCAATCACGGTGGCAATCCCGGCGTCACCGTCTATGGCATCATAACGGCGGACAACTTCTTTCCATTGGCCCTGGCTAAGACCGTCCACAAACCACCAAAACTTCATAACCGCATGGCAATTCTTCCCGAGGTATTTCTCAGGACTTGTCAAAACATCAGACGGGGCTCCCGGTTGGCCGTCGTTAATTGAGCGGAGCAGAACTGAATGGGCAACTGAAATATCCAAAAGTCTAGCAACTTCGCGGTCTGCCTTATCTTGGGCAATGCTACGGAGATCATCTTCAGTATAGCCGCCAATCTTGTATAACGCCTGTCCTTGGGCGCACATACAGGTTGTAGGTTCATCGCCGTCTTTGGACGGTTCACTGGAGATAAGGCTATTCTTAAAAGGAATGTTCCGGGGATCTTCCCAAAAGGCCAGAAGTGTTTCGGCTGCGGTGTTCATTGCTGATCTGGTTGTTTACTTAGTAATGGTAACAGAGAGCGGGGTCGTTCGGTTGGCTGGGGTGCCAGTTGTTAAAGTGTCACTTCAAACGTTCCATGAGAATCGTCCTTTGCATTCTTCTTAAGAAAAGGAGCAATTCCTAGCCAATCGTTATGCGTTTCCGGGTAGAACACAAGAAGATAACTACTGATGTGCTCAGCAATTCTGGAAGAAAAATACTCATCGGCTTTCACCAATTCGTAAATTTTTGCGTAGGTTTCTTGATCTGGACGAATGATAACCTTACTGATGCATTGATCATAATCATATTCACAGTTATAATAAGAAATATCCTCAATTTTCAAGTCATCTTTATTAAGAACCCAGGGATGTCCTTTAAGATACTCCAAAAGTTCAGGAAGATTGAAGTATTTGTTGTTGAACTGAGAGTCAATGTAATCAAACCTACGCGGAAGAGTATATGGAACAGCATTTGAATCAAAAAGCATATGGCCATAACTATAAAACCACACAAGATTCTTTTCAGAAATGTTACCTTCAAGAATCTCCTCATCACTCATTTCGTGATATTCATAGGTCCAGAACGGATTATTAGTTTTAATGAATTCAAAGAATGAGTCCCTAACTAATGCCGGTCTGCATTCTTTAAGAACTTTCAGGCTTTTATCTTTGACCGCATTGATAACTTCAACTACTGCGGAAGTCTTACCTGATGGCTCCACCGTGGAAGTAGTCACTTGAAGATAGGCAAGACTCTTATCCACACCGGGAATAATGTAAGATGCGATCTCCGTAAATGTTGTGTGGCGAGTGATTTCAATTGATGAAAGTTTCATGGTTGGTTTTGCGGGTTTGGTTTGGTTTGTCTATGTACAGCAACTTACTTGATAAGCTCAACGAGGTTAGAAAACTTACTATAAACTTCACTAAATCCGTAAGCGTGGCCATCAGCATAGGCAATCGAATAGCAGAGTCCTTTTTTTGGGATTATCAGTAACACCAAATTCTTCAAAAAGGTCTTGAATAAATTCATTTTCTTTTTTGGCCACGGCACCTCTATGTGCCCCAACCCTTTCCCTATAAGCCTCTCCATCAAAATGACTTTCAATAAGCGCATCGGGATACTGTTTCCGAACTTCGGCCAAATTCTCTCCCCCACCTTGCCATAAAATTTCACCTTTGCTATACACATAGATGGTGACATATTCAGATTTTACCGGGTAAGGAATGTCAGCGATTCCGTAATAATCAAAGGGTTTCATTACCATGTTGGTTTTTGGGTTGGTTGCGGTGTTCATTGGTTGCCGGGCAGAGTTAACGTTGTTAGTTTAAGCTACGGGTTGAGGCAGTTGCGGGTCTAGTGTGCCAATTGATCAGGTGGTTTCAGCTAAAGTTTATTTCAACCTCTCAGTATAATCGGGTTGGCATACAGAAAAAGCACCCGTATTCATCAATTCACTAAACGAATATCTGTAAAAACAAGTAGGCATATTCAATTTATTATTATCCCCTGTATATGTACCGTCTTCGTTGCGTGAAAATCTTTCACCATCTTCTCTCCATAAGTAAGGAACTTGATTCATAATTTCGTTGGTATAAGATTACGGTCCTCCAAGTGTTTTTCAAAAGACTTATCAGTATATCCCGCCAAGTCATAAGCAGCATCCAATAGGTCATTGAGCATTTCTTGAAGCTCCCCCTTTGGGTACGATTTGTGAATCGATGTGATAATCGTAGTCGAACCATCTTCTACAATAATTTCTACATCATCGTAGTGACACTTTGTTGTAAGTTTCATTTTGGTTTTGGTTGGTGGCGGGTTTGGCTTCAGTCTGGGATCAACATAGGGTCAATATGGGAAATAGGATGAAGGTCGCTCAAGGCCACTATAGCACGGTGCCAGAGCAGGGGCAATCCCTTCCCCCACCACATCTAGCAACATATCCCTAAGACGGCTCATTTCTTCACGATCACCAGCCATAAGCCATCCATAGCAAACATAATTGTTACTATACCCCTCATCCAAAATTGTGAACAGAACTTTAGCCGTCCTCTCTGGGAGAACAATTTTAACACCTTTAGAAACTTCCATGAACCCCCCGGGGTTGTGATTTGAGGTTGAACAAGCACACTATAGCACAATGCTAAGGCCCTGTCAACCCCCTTGCCCTACCGGAAGAGTGTCAATCATTGGCGTTGCCTGTGATGATGGCCCTGATCCTGCCA